ATGTTATGTGTTGAATATAATGGGCAAACCTTCACTCAAGCGCCGCTTGATGCTGAGGGTAATTGCAACAAGTTAGTTATTTTGAATTCTGAAGAATATAACGAATTTATGCTTGTTAGTGATATATTTGCAATGCCTGAACAAGAAGAGCTTATTGCTGTTTTTGAATTGATATTTAACAGTGTAATGATTTTGTTCTGTTTATCCTATTTCATTTCAAGAATAGTATCTTTAGTTAGAAAGATATAAAGCTTGAGATGGGATGCAAAAAGTAAACTAAAATTAGGAGAAAATTATGCAAAAATATAAATCATTTTTAAAATCTAAGTTGGCCGCAGTGTCTGCCGGTACTACTGCTATGGTAGTTGCTGGACAGTCTTACGCAACACCTGCTGGCCCTGACATTACGCCAATCACCGATGTTGTTACTAACAGCGGTATTGAGTCCACTTTAACCGCTATAGGTGTGGTTCTTGTTGGTGTAGCTATTATGTCCGGCTTGATTATGATGGTTGTTCGTAAAGCTTCTGGCCTTGGTCAGCGCTAAAGATTTGCAGGGCTTGCCCTGCATTTCACCAAATTAAATAAAAGGTAATTTATGTTAGAAACTCTTTCATTTTTGCACCATTCAAATTTCTATGATGTTGTAATTACGATGGGCGTTGTATTTACTTCATTAGTTTTAATTGAGCGTGTAGCATTAAAATATAAGAAATTAGCAGGGAGTATTTCAAAATGATCTGGTATTTTTTAACAGCTTTTATTGCTTTATTCTTTTGTTATGCGATAATTAAAGGAGTAACAGCATTTTAATAACATAATAACAAAAAAAGGCGAACTATGAGTATTTATGCAAAACAATTTTTTTATTATTTATTTTCAATTTTTAAATATATTTGCTTTAGGCCTTTTTCTTCTGCATTTATATTTTTAATATTATTTTTCATTTCGAAAAATGCTTTTGCTAATGAAACTTATTATGATTATGAGCCTGTTAGTTTTGAAATTCATTCTTCTTATACAGGCATTCTTTCTTTCACTTCACCTTTAAATGCTTGTGATAGTATTGTTGATCTTTTTGAAAATCCTGACAATATTGTTGCTTCAAATGCTGAAATGCAAATTTCTGATAATACTTTATTGATTTGTAAATATTTTAGAACAACTGGTTCTTTTCGAGAAGTTAGATTTTATGAAGATGGTTCTTCAGTTTATTATGTAAGAGATAAACTTTATAATTTTACTTGGTTAATGAATATTAACCCCGGTCTTTTACAAGAAAATTGTTCTGATTATAAAGATCAAGTTATAGATTTTTATTTAAAGGATTTCAATACTCACTGGATTAGTTACGACAAAACAATGCAAAAAGAAACCGGAGAAACGTTTCACTGTGTCATTGATAAATTAAATATTGATGAAACTCCACAAGGTGTTGGCGATGGTACAAAATGCTACGCTGCACAGTATTTTTTTACTGGTGAAGAATCCGATGGCACTTATGTTATGCCGTTAGAGCACCGTTGTGGTGTTTCTATAGATGAATTTAATAATGATATTGACGGTGATGGTGTTCCAAATCACGTTGATGATGATATTGATGGTGACGGTCTTTTAAACACTGAAGATGATGATATGGACGGTGATGGTATTCCAAATTCTGAAGATGATGATATGGACGGTGATGGTTGGCCGAATATTTGCCGCAATGATTTTGGCACTTTAATAGATTGTTCATTAACTGAAGCCGGTAAAGATCCTGATATTGACGGTGATGGTATTCCAAATGAAGAAGATCCTGATATTGACGGTGATGGTGTTCCTAATGAAGAAGATCCTGATAGGGAGGGTGATGGTGTAACTTCACCCTCTGAAGATTGTTTTACTGTTTCTGATGTTTCTGAAAATTTGAAGTGTCAATTTTCCGCTGCTGCTGAAAAAGAAACAAATGCATTTTATGAACAATTGCAAGAAACTCCACTTTTTAAATTAATTGATAATTTTTTTGGAATTCCTACAACATCTAATTTAGATGAAGATGGTAATTTATCTGCTTATTCTGGATCAAGTTTTGAATGCCCTGTAATGGCTGAAAAAAGAATTGATATTATGGATACATATATTGAATTTCCTGAAATAAATTTTTGTGGTGAGTTGTGGGATATGCTTTATACAGTAATTTATTTTTCTGTTGTTTTTGGTGCAATACTATTCGGAGTTTTTAGATTTTTTATATAACAAAAAAAGGTTTTTATGACAGATACAACAAATGATACAACAACCGAACAAACTTCTCCAAATGAAATTGTAATGCCTGAAGTTGAAAGCGGTTCTTTTTTGAGTGATGTTTATTTTGCATTATTAGAATTTTTCTATGATACTGCTGTTTTTTTAATACACTGGGGTTATAAATTCGTAGTTTTTTTGCTGGATATGATCCCTGATTTTTCATTTGTCACAGGTTGGTTCGGTGAGATTTTTAATTTTTTACCTGCTGATATTAAACCAAATTTGTTTTTCTTTTTTGACAGGTTAGGTTTTTCTACAGCTATAAGCATTGTTCTTTTTTTAGCAACTATTAAATTATTGATCAAGCTTATTCCGTGGGTAAGAAATGCAATAGCTAATTAAGTAAACTAAAAATAATAAAAATATGATTAAATATTATGAAGGATTACCGGGCGCGGGTAAAAGTCACGGCGCAATGATAAACGAAGTTCTTTCTGCTCTTTACTTCAATAGAATGGTTATAACTAATTTAAATGGGTTAAAACCAAAGTATATAAAGCGTTATTTAGACAAATATCACAAAAAGAATAGAAAGCGTTTAAAGCGAGAATATGAGCGAAATTTAAAGCAAAATTTAAGAGCTACAATTAAATATTTTAAATCTGATGATTATGAGAAAAAAGGCCATAGGCAATTATTTTCTGAAAGGCGAGAATTAAGAAGAAGATTAAAAATAGTTTCACAATTGAATTTTCCGGTTACACAAGAAGAAATTGAAAAATCAATTTTCACTTTGAATGATCTCCCCGCCGATCCTGCAAAATACAAGAGAAATCCAGAGCGTTATGGTGAAACATATAATGTTTTCAAGGTTCACGATAAAATGCCGTGGAAAAACGCTGTTTTTATTATTGATGAAGTTCAAAAATTCTTTAATAAAAAGAATGTTGACGCAATGGGAGATGATCAATATGATTTTCTACAATGGATAGGCGAGCACCGTCATTTTGGTTATGATATTATTTTTATATCACAAACAAGAGACGGTATAGATCCGGCAATTTTAGCGAGAATTCACGTTTTATATAGCTATAGAAAACAGGACGGTATTGGCCTTGATAATTACTATTTAGAAGAAGTTTTATCAAGAGTTAAACAAAGCGGTGCAAAACAGTTTGAAGTTGCTAAAGCAAGGCAAAAAAAATACGATCCTGATGTTTTAAAGTGTTATGACAGCGTTCGACACGGCGCGCAACAGCGTATGAACGTTGATAAAAAAGCAATGATCTTTAATGTTAAAACATTCATTGGTTTGATTGTTTTCATTGGCTTGCTTGTTATCCCTACCGCTGTTTATTGGGTCTATAAACACGTTTTTGACAATGATGCAATATCTTTTAATGCTTCAGAGATTTACAAAGGTAAAACTGATGTAGAGCACGAAACTACCGCTAAAAGAGTAGTTAGAGACTCAAACGGTAATATTGTAGAAAATAAAAATGGTCAGGTTTCTACAGAAAATGTATCTGTAGAAAATAACGCTAAAGATAGTGTTGTAAAAATTAAACATCCTATGGTTAAATATTTTTCAGAAAACACAGTTTATTGTCCCGGTGATCTTTATCGTGTAGATTTTCCTTTTTCAGAAGAAACTGTATATAATAAAGAAAATCTTTTACAAGGCTATCACGCAATTATAGAAGTTGTTTCTGTAGATAATAAATTGTTGTTTAGAAGTGATTTAAATGACTTGATAACAAAGTATCACTTTGAAATTATTGTAATTGATAGTTGTATGTTGAAGTTAAGATATAAGGATATTGAGTTTGATATTTATCCATCTGTATCTTTAGTATAACTTAATGTAAAAAATGCAGAAAAACGGTTTTTTCAAGCGAACGTGAGTGAGCGTTTAAAACCCTTTTTCTCTGCTTATTTTTCTTCTTCTTTTCTTTTTTCTATCTAAATATAGAAAGATCAGCATAAATAAAACAAACAATAAAAAATCTTCATTTGTTTTTATTATTTCTTCTTCCATTTTCAATAACTTCTTCAGCGAATTTCATTATTCTATCATAACTAATATCACTGTTGCTTTTTGAGTCTTTTATTGCTAACTCTGGAAATTCCAGACAATTGTTAATTACATTCATATTCAATTGTTTAGTTTCTTTCAGTAAAGCCAAAAGAATTTTATTGGTTTTTCTTAATTCTTCTTGAATTTCGTCCATAGATCACCTATTATTAATTTATTGGTATTTTAAACATACCATATTTTTCAGCAAAATCAATTTTTTGGAGATCTTTTTATGTCTTCTGCTTTGAAAACTAAAATGCTTATTCAGCAACTTTCTGATCAACTCAAGCAATTGGAAACAGATGAAACACAACAGAAAGAGCTTGAATTTTTTGACAAGTTCAAAGCATTACTTGAAAAGTATGATTATACATTGACTGACATTCATTCAATGCTGTCTGATGTATTAGACGCGGACAAGCCAAAACGGCAGCAATCTTCAAGAAAGTCAGCAGGTCAGGGCCTAGAAATCACCTATGAAGGAAAAACATATAAAGTTAATTCCATAGGTCGTCAGCCTTCAGAGACTAAACAACTACTAGACTCTATTGGAATGACTCCAACTGAGTTCATTGAGCAATACAAAAAATAAAATGCCGTTAGGCATTCTCAGAAAAGGGCGCTTTAAGCGCCCATTCTTTCCTTTACTTCATTGTAATATTTGAAGTTAAAAGCCTTGTCTATTGCTTGTAATTTTAAATAGAAATTCCATATCATTTGAAGTGAATTGCCACATTGCACGGCAACCTCTTCCGCTGTCCACCTTTCGGCGCCTTCTTGTGATGTTAGTTTTTGAGTAATGTATGTATGTCTAAAACTATACAAAGTATGATTTCTTTCTTTGATCCATTTTTTCTTTCTAAGGAATTTTATATAATATTCAAATGTTTTTGAAAAATCAATTATTTTACTATCAAAACGCTTGAAAACTAATTGATCTCCCATTTCTTCTTTTATTGTTTCTAAGTCCTCGAAAATATCAAAATCCGTAAATTTAAACATTTTTTCTGTATATGGATACATAGGGTAGGGCGTTTCAATTGTTTCAAAAATATCCTTGTTATATTGACAAATCATTTCTAACGCTGTAAAAGCGTCTTTGTCCAATACAATTGTTCTACCGCCTTTTTTCTTTGTTTTACCGTTTTTAATTTTACAAGTTAATATTTTTACATTGTCTTTTTTTACAATTTCAAGATCATTCCATTTTATAAAATTACATTCGTTTCCCGGCCTCGTGCCGCTTCCAATTAGCCAAAAACAATAACATTTCAATAAAAATCTATTGTGCTTCGTGACTTCTTTTCGTGACTCATTTATAAAATCATCTACTCTATATAATACCGCTGCAAGTTCTTCTTCTGTAAAATCATCTCTGATTTCTTCAATAACTTCCGTTTCAATTTTTGGCATTTTTGGGATGTTTTCTTCTTTTATAAGCTTTTCCCTTAAAGCTTGTTCTAAAACGTGTTTAAAGCTTGTTTTTGTCATATTTATCTGTGTTTGACTTGTTTTCTCATATTCTGAAAAAAAGTCCTCAATAATAAAACGATCAAGCTCATCTATTTTAACATTTTTATTTTTTAAAAATGGAATAATTTGCTGCTCTAATAATCGAATATAACCCGGATAGGTTGGCTTAAAAGGTTTTTTCTTTCTAATGGTTTCCTTTGCTCTTTCTGCAACTTTATGAGCCAAAGGCTTTGAATTTAATAGATCAATATTTTCTTTAACTTTAATTTCTGTTTCTAATGCAATTTTTTGAGCTTCATAAATTGCCCGGTTTTTCTCTTCTGTCTTCAAGCTCCTTCGGATCTCTTTCACCGCTGGGTGATTGTTCACACGGACGCGGCACCAGTAGAAACGGCTTTTGACGGGCTTGTATATGGCTATCCCGTCAGCTATCTTTTCGTAGCTGATTTTACTCATTTTTTGATACTCTTTTTGATACTCTGGATCAAGTATACTGCAAGACTCTGAAGAGCCTCAAAAAAAGTATAGACACAACGGCCTTAAAATCTCTCGACCGTTAGGTCGTGCCGGTTCGATTCCGGCCCGGAGCACCACCTTTGTTATCAATGTCCCTCAAGTGTTTTCTTGTGATCTTTGTCAACCTGCAGATCTCGGCAGCAAATGAGCAGTGATCGACGTTTCTCCGGCAGGCGTAAGGTTTAACTCAATGTTTTCCGCATGAGGAGACAGAACGACATGGCCGAAGTTGAAACTATCGGTAAGCAAATCGCAGATTATGTGAACGATCCCATCGAGAAAGCCAAGCGGCTGATCGTGACGCCAGTAGGGCAGGCGAGAATGATTGTCTGTACGCCATCACCCGGCCAGGGTGCCTCCTCGGCGATTGAAGCGGCAAACAGTCTGCTTGCGGAAGATGATCAGATAGCGCTGGTCGAAGATGTCAGTGAACTGACAGATCCTGCGCAGGTGGTTTCCATCATCAATGATGGTGGTATCGAGACCGAAAAGGGGTTTCATGTGGCTTTCAGTCTTTCTGACGAGACGATTGCAAGGCAAGTGGAGAAAGAGCTCGACCTCAAGGTCTTTACGGGGCAATAG